CACCGCGTCATTCCACCAGCGTATGGACTTGTTGTGCGGGCTAATCGACACCGATGGTAACGTGACTATCGGCGGGCAGTGTGTTTTCCATAATAAGGACGCGGCGCTTGTTGACCAAGTGGTCGAGCTATTGCACTCGCTAGGGCGGAAATGCAGGCGGCGCTCTTACGACACCAAGGGCAAATTCGGTGCGTGCCTGATGCACCGGGTGACTTTCAAACTAAAAGACTGCGCCTTGATGCCGCGCAAGCGGCAGCGCACAAAGACTACTCACGACAAGCAGCACAGGTCTATAGTTGTAACCGATTCGGGCCGCACTGGTTCGGTGCAGTGCATAACTGTCGAGCGTGAGGACGGTCTCTTTCTTGCGGGGCGTGGGTATGTAGTTACCCACAACTCCGAGCAAGAGGCGGCGATAGCTGAGACAAACCCCGACATCTACGACAAGACTCATGAGTGGTATACTTCTGGGCCGCGCCAGCGTCTCCAGCCGGGCGGGTCTATTGTGGTGGTGGCTACGCGCTGGTCCAAGCGGGACTTGTGTGGGCAGATTCTCAAAGATGCTGCTGCCAACAACAGCCTAGATGAGTGGGAAGTGATCGAGTTTCCCGCCATCCTGCCGTCCGGGAATCCGCTGTGGCCTGAGTTTTGGGACTTGGAAGAGCTCCTCAAGGTTAAAAGGGACGTCCCTAACTCCAAGTGGATGGCGCAGTACCAGCAGAATCCGGTTTCTGAGTCGGCGGCTATCGTGAAGCGTGAATGGTGGCGGGAATGGCCCGAAGAAGACCCTCCACGGTGCGATTTCGTGCTCCAGAGTTGGGATACGGCCTTCGAGAAGACCCAACGCGCCGACTATTCGGCATGTACTACGTGGGGTGTGTTCTACCACCCTGATGACAACGGCACAGAACAGGCTAATATCATACTGCTTAATGCCTTCCGGGACCGTATGGAGTTTCCGGAACTTAAGAAGACAGCAGTCGAGGAGTATCGGGAGTGGCAACCGGACGGGGTGATAATCGAGAAGAAGGCTTCAGGTGCGCCTTTGATCTACGAGATGCGCGCCATGGGTATCCCGGTGCAAGAGTTCACTCCGACGCGGGGGAACGACAAAATCTCCCGTTTGAACGCTGTGAGCGACTTGTTTGCCTCTGGTCGGGTCTGGGCACCTGCCACTCGGTGGGCCGAAGAAGTGATTGACGAGGTGGCTGAGTTCCCTGCGGGCTCCCACGATGACTATGTCGATACGGTTAGTATGGCGATGCACCGCTTCAGGCGAGGTGGCTACGTAGGTACTACGCTGGACGAACCGGACGAAGTTAAGTATTTCAAGTCTAATCGCAACCGAGGGTATTACTAATGGTCAAGGCACTTTTCCCTATTGGCAAGACTCAGTGGGCCAAGTGGAGCGACACGCAGCGCAATGCGTTCAACGCGCTGCGCGAGCAGGGTAAGGACTTCAACACGGCTGTGGCGCTAGCAAACAAGACGCCGGAAGTGCCTGTACGGGCAGCCCTCAAGAAGAAAGCTAAGTAAATGGCCGTTGATAAGTCGCTAGGGCAGGCTCCGTTGGGGCTCGATGCTACTCTTGCTTCGGGGATGATGCTGGGGGTGAATGTCCCTGAGCCCGACATGGAGATCGAGATTGAGATCGAGGGCCTCGAGGGCGACACCGAGGAAGAGCTCGACGACGGTGCCGAGGAAGAGTTCGGCTCTAACCTTGCCGAGGAATTGGACGAGAGCCAGCTGGAAGAGCTCGCGAGCGACCTTATAGGTGAGTTTGACGAGGATGTAGCCAGCCGTAGCGACTGGATACAGACTTACGTAGATGGGCTTGATCTGCTCGGTATGAAGGTCGAGGATCGAAGCGAGCCGTGGCCCGGTGCGTGCGGTGTCTACCACCCCCTGCTGGCCGAAGCAGTTGTCAAGTTCCAAGCCGAGACCATGATGGAGACCTTCCCGGCTCAAGGGCCGGTGCGGACCAAGGTGATCGGCAAGGATACTCCGGTCACGCGCGAGGCGGCTCTGCGCGTGCAGGAAGACATGAACCACCAGTTGACCGACGTGATGGTCGAGTATCGCCCGGAGCATGAGCGCATGCTATGGGGCTTGGGCCTTGCGGGTAACGCCTTCAAGAAAGTTTACTACGACCCGTCACTTGGTCGTCAGGTTGCGATGTACGTCCCCGCCGACGACGTCGTTGTTCCTTATGGCGCGTCCAGCTTGGAAGTCGCTGGGCGCGTCACCCATGTCATGCGGAAGACCCCGAACGAGCTGAAGAAGCTACAACGTGACGGCTTTTACCGCGACGCAGACATCGGGGAGCCCACCAACACCCTCGATGAGGTCGAGAAGAAGATCGCAGAGAAGCTGGGCTTCCGCGCAGAGACCGATGACCGGTTCAAGCTGCTCGAGATGCACGTCGATCTAGTGATTGAGGACGACGACTACCGGGACGAGGACGACGCTGATGTAGCGCTGCCATACGTGGTGACTATAGATAAGGCGTCATCGACCATCCTGTCTATCCGGCGCAATTGGAACTCGGACGACGCAAAGAAGCTTAAGCGCAACCACTTCGTACACTACTCGTACGTGCCGGGCTTTGGGTTCTATGCCTTCGGTCTGATCCACCTCATCGGTGCCTTCGCCAAGTCGGGCACTAGCATCATCCGTCAGCTGGTCGATGCAGGCACGCTGTCCAACCTGCCGGGCGGGTTCAAGACCAAGGGTCTACGCGTCAAGGGTGATGACACCCCCATCAGCCCTGCTGAGTGGCGCGACGTGGACGTCGCCTCAGGGACGATGCGCGACAACATCATGCCGCTACCATACAAGGAGCCATCGGGCGTCCTGTACCAGTTGCTAGGTACCATCGTCGAGGAAGGCCGCAAGTTTGCTGGCGCAGCCGATATGAAGATTAGCGATATGTCTGGTCAGGCCCCCGTGGGTACGACCCTAGCCATCCTCGAACGCACGCTAAAAATGATGTCGGCTGTGCAGGCACGTGTGCACTACGCGATGAAGCAGGAGTTCCGGCTCCTCAAGACCATCATCCGGGACTACACCCCCGACACCTACCCCTACGAGCCGGTAGAAGGTGGCCGCAAGGCTAAGAAGTCCGACTACGATAGCGCCGAGGTCATCCCCGTCAGCGACCCTAATGCTGCGACTATGGCGCAGAAGATCGTCCAGTATCAGGCGGTTATCCAGCTGGCGCAAGGTGCGCCGCAGATTTACGACATGCCCTANCTACANCGGCAGATGCTCGAGGTGCTGGGGATCAAGAACGCTCAGAAGCTTGTGCCNCTGGTCGATGGCGATGACCGCAAGCCGCGTGANCCTGTGTCGGAGAACATGGACGTCATCAATGGCAAGCCGGTGAAAGCGTTCATCTACCAAGACCACGAAGCCCATATTATCGTGCACACGTCGGCTATGCAGGACCCCAAGATCATGCAGCTGCTTGGGCAGAACCCCAACGCCCAGACCATGATGTCCGCTATGAACGCCCACATCGCAGAGCACTTGGCGTTTGAGTACCGTCGTCAGATCGAGCAGCAGGCGGGCGTCCCGATGCCCGCCCCGAGCGCTGAGATGGACGAGGATACCGAGCTTGCCGTGTCGCGGCTCGCAGCCGCCGCTTCGCAGCAGCTTCTCCAGAAGAACCAAGCCGAAGCTCAACAGCAGCAGAACCAGCAGATGGCGCAGGACCCGCTCGTGCAGATGCAGCAGCAGGAGCTTGCTATCAAGCAGAAGGAGCTCGAGCTCAAGGAGAAGAGGCTTATGATCGACGCTGCGGAAAAGAACGACCGCATCGACCTCGAGAACAAGCGCATCGACTCACAAGAAGANATCGCTGGCCTCAANNTTGGGGCCAAGATGGCAACGGACAAGGCACAACTGTCCGCCAAGGAACAGATGGAAGGTCTTCGCATGGGAGTTCAAATCGCCCGCGAGTCTATCCAGACACAACAACCCCCTGTTTCCCCAACCCAGCAGCCTGAGGAGAGTTAATGAGTAACGATCTGCTAAAGTACATGTCTAGCAAAGTCCAAGAAGAGATCACGCCCCTTAGGGATGACCTCGCACGCGGCACTGCTAAAGACCATGGAGAGTACAAGTATGTCTGCGGGATCATCCGTGGGCTTATGATCGCAAATGGTGTCCTTGCGGATGCTGCTCAACGTATGGAAGACGACGATGATTGATATTATTAGTGCGGCCCAACCCGCGCTCGTGGGGCTGAACGGTAAAACCCTCAAGCCCGAGCCAACCGAACTCGAAGTGCCCATCGAAGACCGGGCTAAGATGCTACCCAACCCCTCGGGCTATCGCATCCTATGTGGCATCCCTGAGGTAGAGGACCAGACCGGCGGGGGTATCTTCAAGGCTGACACGACTAAGCAGTTTGAAGAGCTGACCACACCCGTTCTCTTCGTAATCAAAATTGGCCTCGATGCTTTCAAGGACAAGAAGCGGTTCCCTAATGGCCCGTGGTGCAAGGAGGGAGACTTCATCCTTACCCGCCCACATGCCGGTAGCCGCGTAAAGATTCATGGCCGTGAGTTCCGGATCATCAACGATGACTCGGTCGAAGCGGTTGTGGAAGACCCGAGAGGCATCTCTCGCGCCTAACGGGAGCGTTTCCCGTACAAAGGAGAATGTAAATGGCTACGCAGTCCGATGACGACATCCAGTGGGAAGTCGAAGATGAGAATACCCCTGTTTCCGATAGAAGTAATCAGCCTGAAATTGATATCGAAGACGACACTCCCGAAGAGGATCGTGGGCGTGAGCCTATGCCTAGGGAAGTGGTCGAGGAGCTCGAAGCAGACGAGCTTGAGGAGTACTCCGAGAAGGTCAAGACTCGCCTCAAGCAGATGAAGAAGGTCTGGCACGACGAGCGCCGGGAAAAAGAGCGGGAGGCCCGTGAAAAGACTGAAGCCCTCTCCGCTGCTGGACGCCTGCTGGAAGAGAACCGCAAGCTCAAGTCCACGCTCAGCAATGGCGAGGTATCGCTGCTGGAGAGCTATAAGCAGTCCGCTGCTTATGAGGCGGAGTCGGCTAAGCGGGCGTACCGCGAAGCATACGAGGCGGGGGATGCAGACAAGCTTGTTGAGGCCCAAGAAAAGCTCAGCGACGCTAGTTACCGCGTTAATCAACTTAACGCATATCGTCCTACTTTACAGGAATCCTCCTATGAGGTAGAACAGCAGCCGCAGCAGGTACAGGCTCCTAGTCTCGACCAGAAGACTATTGCGTGGCAAGAGCGCAATACGTGGTACGGCACTGACCCGGAGATGACTGCATCGGCTCTTGGGCTTCACCAGAAGCTTATGAATGAACGTGGCTCGCAGTTTGCAGGCACCGACGAATATTGGGGCGTAGTGGACAAAACCATACGCCGTCGCTTCTCCGATTACTTCGGAGATGAAGTGGTAGAAAAGGCCGCTCCTCGTGAGTCTAAGCCGTCCACGGTCGTAGCTTCCGCTTCTCGTAGCCGATCCTCCAAAAAGATCGTGCTCAAACAATCTCAGCTGGCAATCGCCAGAAAACTGGGCCTGACTCCCGAGCAGTACGCCCGTGAAGTCGTGAAGATGGAGAATTAATATGACCCGTGCTCTTAGCGAAGACATCAACGAAGTGCTTGGCTCCGCCCGTGCCCCCCGCGAAACGAGGGATAAGGCGGAGCGCCCGAAAGTTTGGCAGCCTGCATCAACACTGCCGGAACCAGACAAGGAACCCGGCTATGCTTACCGTTGGGTACGCGTGGCCACGCTCGGACAGAACGACGCGCGTAACATCTCCTCCAAGTTTCGTGAGGGATGGGAGCCGGTAGGGATCGAAGAGCAACCCCAGTTCCGCATGTTGGTGGATGCCGACAGCCGCTTCAAGGACAACATCGAAGTCGCAGGACTGTTGCTGTGCAAGGCCCCTAACGAACTGATGGACCAGCGTAAGCAATACTTCGCTCACAAAAATCAGTCGCAGATGGAATCCGTGGACAACAACTTCATGCGCGAAAACGACGCCCGTATGCCTCTTTTCCGTGAAAAGCGGTCTTCGACGTCATTTGGTAAAGGCTAATAGCTAAAGGAGCTATCGAATGGCATACCCTCTTGTTGACAGCCCCTACGGGCTGATTCCCCAGAACTTGATTGGCGGTCAAGTATTTGCGGGTTCTACTCGTCAAATCTCAATCGCTTCCGGGTACAACACTTCGATTTTCTTCGGGGATGTTGTTAGGCTGGTGGCTACCGGTACTCTGGAAAAAGACACTGGCACCGCAACTGCTACGCCTGTTGGCGTGTTTTTGGGCTGCTCGTATACTGACCTAGTGTACGGTAAGACGTTCCGTCAGTCGTACTCGGCTAACACCACTGCTACTGATATTGTGGCTTACGTCTCCGACGACCCGGATACTCTGTATAAGGTCGCTGTAGTCGCGTCGGGCACCACTATCGGCACTGTTACCCGCACTGCGGTGGGTAATAACGCTACTCTGGTGCAGAACGCTGGTAACGCCATTACTGGTAACTCGCGTGTAGCTATCGCTGCTGCCACCGCGACCACTGCAACGCTCCCGGTGCGTATTATCGACGTCATCGCTGAAACTTCGCCTATCGGTAGCCCCGGTTCTTTCACCGAGGTAATCGTTAAGTGGAATCAGGGCATGCACCAGTACCTCAACCCAACCGGCGTCTAAGGAGACTGACCAATGGCAATTTCACGCGCACAACTCCTCAAGGAGCTCTTGCCCGGACTGAACGCCCTGTTCGGTCTGGAGTACGCCCGCTACGGTGAAGAGCATAAGGAAATCTTCGAAACGGAGACTTCTGAGCGTTCGTTCGAAGAAGAAACCAAGCTCTCGGGCTTCTCGGCTGCGCCCGTGAAGAACGAAGGTTCGGCCATCGCCTACGACAACGCACAGGAAGTCTTCACGGCTCGCTACAACCATGAAACGATTGCCCTAGGGTTCTCGCTCACGGAAGAAGCCATCGAAGATAACCTCTACGACTCGCTGTCGTCGCGGTACACTAAGGCTCTGGCTCGTGCCATGTCCTACACCAAGCAGACCAAGGCTGCTGCGGTCCTGAATAACGGCTTCGACACCGATTACCCCGGTGGCGATGGACAGCCGTTGTTTTCGAGCGCTCACCCGCTGGTCTCGGGTGGTACCAACTCGAACATCCCAAGCACCCCTGCTGACCTGAACGAAACGTCGCTTGAAGCGGCTGTCATTCAGATTGCAGCGTGGACGGATGAACGTGGCCTGCTCATCGCGGCGAAGCCGCGTAAGCTGGTGGTCCCACCTAGCTTGATGTTCGTTGCAACTCGCCTGCTCGAAACTGAGCAGCGCGTTGGTACTGCTGACAACGACCTGAACGCCCTGAAGTCGAACGGTTCGATCCCGGAAGGCTACGCTGTTAACCACTTCCTGACCGACACTGACGCGTGGTTCCTCACCACCGATGTGCCGAATGGCCTGAAGCACTTCGTGCGGACGCCCATGTCTACGGGGATGGATGGGGACTTCGACACCGGCAACGTGCGCTACAAGGCGCGCGAACGGTACAGCTTCGGCTGGTCGGATAGTCTCGGGATGTACGGTTCCGAAGGCGCTGCCTAAGGAGACAGGGGGAGGGGGAGTGGGAAACCACTTCCCCTCTTTTCTTTTGAGTGCTATGTACACTCTACTAGGGAATTACTCATATCGACCGGCCCAGCGGACTTAGTAGAGACGATATGAGATATGTGCTACTACACGGAGATAGCCAATGGCTAATACAACTTTCAGCGGACCAGTACGTTCGGAGAACGGCTTCCAGTCGATTACGACTAACCCGCTTACCGGCACCATTACTAATGGCGCTACCCTCAACAAAATCCTCGCCGCTTCGGCGTCGTTGGACTTCCCTTCAATCGCTGCTGCTTCGCAAGCCAGCCTTACCATTACGGTTACGGGCGCTGCCATCAACGATGAAGTAGTGCTCGGCCTGCCTGCTGCCCCGACTGCGGGTATCGTGTTTAACGCCTTTGTTTCGGCAGCTAACACAGTGACTATCCGTGCGTCTAATATCACTGCTGGCGCAATCGACCCTCCTGCCGCTACCTATAGCGTAGCTGTACTTGGTGTGAGCTAATCGGTACTAACCCCTAAGAAGGAGAATACCGATGGCCGTGCAAAGTGACGTCAAAGTTACCAAACCCCTTACAGCTACCGGGGTCTTCAAGACGCAGTCTGATGCAGACGTAGGGTTTCGAGCTCGTGTTAAGGGTATCTATATCCAAAACGGCGCTTCTGTAGGTTCGGTCGTCGTAGCTGACGGGCAAAGTGGGGCAGTTTTGTTTACTATAAACACTCCCACTGCCGCAAATGAGGGCAACCTCTATATCCCGGTACCAGATCAGGGCATCCTAGCTGAAAATGGCCTGTACGGTACGCTGGCTAACGTCGCTTCCATTACCATTTTTTACGGGTGATTTATGGGTATTAAACTAGGCGATCTTTCACCACTTGCAGGGGCACTTACCGGCAAGGGTATGTTCGGTAAAGGACTAGCTAAGCTAGGCGACTCTGGTTTAGGTGCGCTTGTACCTATATCTCTTTTGGCTGCCAGCCAGCGTAAAAAAGTACTCTCTCGTCAGGAAGCGGCCACTGAAGAAGAGGCTGCCGCAGAAGCAAGAATGCGCGGTAGTCGTGTAGGCGGCTCCCCAATCCGTGGCGAGAACCCCAGCGAGTTTAAGAGCGGCGGCAAGGTCAAGAAGAGGGCCAAGGGCGGCTCTGCCGTAGCAGCCGTGCATAAGCACGAGCGCAATATGCACAAGGGCAAGCCCCTGACCAAGATGGCCAAGGGCGGCAAGGTCACTCGCGGCGACGGGATTGCCAAGAAGGGCCACACCAAGGGTAAGATGGTCTGATGGCCAAGACGCCTGCGTGGACCCGTAAGGCGGGAAAGAACCCTGCTGGGGGGCTGAATGCCGTGGGGCGCGCGTCGGCCAAGAAGCAGGGTATGAACCTCAAACCCCCCGTGAGCGCGAAACAGGCGAAGAAGTCGCCCAAGTCCGCTGCTCGCCGTAAGAGCTTTTGTGCCCGGATGTCGGGTATGCCGGGTGCTATGAAGGACGAGAAGGGCCGTCCCACTCGTAAAGCTTTGTCACTCCAGAAGTGGGACTGTTAAAGTGGAGATGATGGTATGGAATATTGTCCTCAGCGGGATTGTTGCGGTCATCGGCTTCATGCTTAAGGGCAGGTTCGACGATCTGGCGCGGCTTAGCATCTTGCTCAACAAGACGCGGGAAGAGATTGCGCGCGAGCATGTCACGCGTGCGGAGGTCAATACCACTATTGAGAAGCTGGGTGAGAGGCTCGATAGGGCCGTAGACCGCCTCGAGGCTAAACTCGACAGCATGCAGAAAGGCTGAGCTATGCGTAGAATGAAAAAATTCGCTGAGGGGGGTAGCGCCAACCGTGCTGCGGATAAACGCGAGCGTCGCATGGCGGACATCGAGAAGGACTACAAGATCGCGCTAGCGAAGGGTAAGTCCGAGAAGGAAGCCAATGCCAAGCGCAACCAGCGTACCGCTGATGCTGCGGACGACTTTGCCAAGCGTACTGGTGCAGACCGCACCGAGACCCGCGCGGCTGAGAAAGCCGCTGAAGCTAGGCTGAAGGCCGCTCGTCGCTCACCCGACAAGGGTATGAATGCGATTAGTGTTCTCGGCAGCGAAGGTGCTAAGCCCCTTAGCAGGTCTTTGGTCGATACCTCTGCCAAGATTGCTATGCCCAAGGTCGCTATGCCCAAGGCCGATAAGCCCAAGGCCGGTACGCCCAAGGCTGGTACGCCTACGAAGGAGGCTCCAAAGCCTTCGAGGCATAAGATGCCTCTCTCTACATCCGCACAGACCGATGCCTTCATCAGAAAGCTTGCGCCCCCGCCCACGCCCGCTTCTAGTGGAAAGCCTCTGGCGGAGCGTCCGTACGGTTTTGGTGGTTTTTCTGGGGGAAAGAATAAGAGGGACGCGGATGAGCGTAACCAGCCCTCTGCAACTCCCGCCGCAAAGACGCCTCCGAAGGAGGCTCCAAAGACGCCTCGCCCCACACCCGCACAGCTGGCTGCCCGCCTCAAACAGCTCACCGACATTAGCAATTCTCCGCGCACGCCCTCGAATAATAAGGCTAAAGGCGGCGCGGTGAAGAAGATGGCTAAGGGCGGTAAGATCGACGGCTGCGCCATTCGTGGCAAGACCCGAGCAACGAGGAACAAGTGATATGAAGAGTCGCCCTACTGAGCCCGCTGGTAAGCCATTCCTGCGCGTGCCGCTGACCGATAAAGCCGATCCCAAGAATAGTAAGCCTGTAACCAAGCCCGGCCCTACACGCATGAAGAAAAAGGCCAGCCCCACACACGCAGAGTACGCGGCGATTGAACGCGGTAACCGTGAACAGGCCCGTGAGGCTGGGAGCCTCAAGATGCTAAAGAAAGGTATCCCCATGAAGAAGTTCGCTAAGGGCGGTTCCGTTGATGGCTGCGCCACTAAGGGTAAGACTAAGACCAAGATGGTTAAGATGGCCATGGGTGGTATGGCCCGCCCAACTTTGGCGGGTGGTAGTGGGTTGCGGGGCGGTCCTGCTCACGTCCAGATGCCTATGATGGCTAAGGGCGGTAAGACTAAGACCAAGAAGATGGCCATGGGTGGTATGGCCCGCCCAACTTTGGCGGGCGGTAGCGGGCTACAGGGCGGTCCTGCTCACGTCCAGATGCCTATGATGGCTAAGGGCGGTAAGACCAAGACCAAGAAGATGGCCATGGGTGGTAAGGCTAGAGGAAAGTCCTGCTAATGCGCCCCGCGCGTGGTATGGGTGACATGCGGGCGTCGAAGATGCCGGGCAGAAAGACCATTAAGCGGAAGGATAACCCTAATGCCGTCACGACGTACGCTAAGGGCGGTAAGGCGAAGAAGCTCGACATCTCCGAAGCGATCAAAAAGCCCGGCGCTCTCCGTGCGCAGCTTGGCGCTAAGCAAGGTGATAAAATCCCGGCAGGAAAGCTAGCCAAGGCCGCTAAGGCCCCCGGCAAACTAGGGCAACGTGCACGGTTTGCTCAGCTACTGAAGGGTTTTAAGAAGGGTAAGTAGTATGATGCAGTGCCGGGGCATGGGTAAGGTCCGAAAGGGGCTAGCTAAAGGCGGCTCTACTAAGGATGCGTGTTACTCAAAGGTTAAGGCACGCTACAAGGTCTTCCCTTCCGCCTATGCCTCAGGTGCTATAGCCAAGTGCCGTAAGACCGGCGCTAAGAACTGGGGTAATAAGAGTGGCGGTTCGTAAAACAGAAAAAGGTGCCGCTCTTAAGCGTTGGTTTAAAGAAGACTGGAAGGACGTCCGCACTGGCAAAGCCTGCGGGCGTCAGGAAGGCGAAGAACGCGGTACTCCTTACTGTAGACCTACTAAGCGTGTATCTGGTAAGACACCCAAGACGTCGTCGGAGATGACTACGTCCGAAAAGCGTAAGCGTGTCGCCCAGAAGAAGCAGCTCGGGCAGCCCGCTGGGAAGCCTAAGCGCGTAGAAGCGGCTAGGAGGAAGAAGAAATGACCACTAGCGGCAACACCGGGTTTAATCTCAACCTGAACGAGCTGGTTGAGGAAGCCTTCGAGCGCTGCGGCGTTGAGCTGCGCACGGGTTACGATTTGCGCACGGCGCGGCGTAGCCTCAACCTACTGACGATTGAGTGGGCTAACCGGGGTATCAACCTTTGGACCATCGAGGAGGGCTCGATCCCCATGGTGCAGGGGCAGATCGCCTACGACCTGCCAACGGGTACGATTGATCTTCTCGACCACGTGGTCCGCACTCAGAGTGGGCAGGGGCAGACCGATATCAACATCACGCGGATCAGCCTCGATACCTATTCGACGATCCCGAACAAGAATGCACAAGGTCGCCCTATTCAGGTGTGGATCAACCGCCAGTCGGGTGCAACTGAGCCTAGTGGCGTAGCATACCCTCAGATTAACGTGTGGCCTGCACCCGAGCAGAGCAACTTCTACACCTTCGTATACTGGCGGCTACGGCGTATCCAAGACGCAGGTAACGGGGTTAATACGCAGGACATCCCGTTCCGCTTCCTGCCGTGCATGGTTGCAGGGCTTGCCTACCATCTGTCAAAGAAGGTCCCCGGCGCGCTCGAGCGCACCCAGATGCTCAAGATGGAGTACGAGGAGCTGTGGCAGCAGGCTTCTGATGAGGACCGTGAGAAGGCTTCACTGCGCATCGCACCGCGCCAGATGTTCTATTAGGGGGTTCGATGCCTAATAGGTTCGCCTCTGGGAAGTATGCAATCTCGCAGTGTGACCGCTGCGGCTTCCGCTTTAAGCTCAAGCAGCTGCGTAGCTTGGTCATAAAGACCAAGAACGTCAATATTATGGTGTGTTCAGAATGCTGGGAGCCAGACCAGCCTCAGCTCCAGTTGGGTATGTACCCAGTCGATGATCCTCAGGCGCTGCGCAACCCGCGTCCGGATACGACGTACTTCCAAGCGGGGCTTAATGTTAACGGTACTCCTACCGATGGCAGCCGTGTGATTCAGTGGGGCTGGAACCCTGTCGGGCTCTATAATCCTCTGGGTTTGTCGGGACTCGTAAATGTGCTAGAAGCGCAAGGTGCGGTGGGAACCGTGACTGTACAGACGGAGTAAAGTGATATGGCGAAGTTCTCCATGAAGATGGGCGGTAAGGAAGTCGGTCCCGCTGAAGTATATGCTCCGCCACATACGATGAGCGGGAGCACTGATATTAACCTCGGTAATAACGGGTACCCTAACAATATCGCGAACACCCAGACGGAAAAGACCCGTGGTACTGGTGCAGCGACTAAGGGTACCGGGCATAGTAAGAAGATGGGGTAACCCGTGAACTACGCGCAGCTCTTCGAAACCATAAAAGGGTACGTCGAAAACGACTTCCCTAACACCTCGTGGACCGACTCTGCCGGAACGGGGACGGTTACGCTTACCGCCAAAGAGCAGGTTGATATCTTCATCGAAGAGGCGGAGCAGCGTATCTTTAACATGGTCCAGCTTCTGGACCTGCGCAAGAACGTGACAGGTAACGTGACGAGCGGTAATAAGTACCTATCGGTGCCCTCAGACTGGCTCGCTAACTTCTCGCTGGCTGTGGTCGATGGGGCCGGGAACTATGAGTTCCTCCTAAATAAAGATGTAAACTTCATCAGGCAGGCGTACCCCAACCCTAGCGATCAGGGGCTGCCATACTGCTATGCTTATTTCGATGCGGACTCCTACATTATCGGGCCGACGCCGGATCAGAACTACACCGTTGAGCTGCACTACTTCTACTACCCACCGTCTATCGTAACTGCGGGTACGTCGTGGCTCGGGGACAACTTTGATAGCGCACTGCTATATGGCGCACTGCTCGAGGCGTACACCTTTATGAAGGGGGAGCCGGAGGTTATGGCCCAGTACCAAAAGCGGTACGACGAGGCTATGGCGATGCTCAAGCAGCTTGGCGAAGGTAAGAACCGTGAGGATAACTACCGGACGCGTCAAGTACGGTACCCAGTGAGGTAAGTGATGTTCAGCGGACTCAGCGACGTCGGTAACGTAATGGTTATGGTGACTGAAGGGCGTGGGTCTACGCCTGAGGAAGTCGCTGAGCGCGCGCTCGACAAGATCATCTACGTCGGTAGCCACGCACACCCAGCGATCCGCGATCAGGCTGAAGCCTTCAAGGACAGTATCCGTGAGGTGCTAGTACACTACATGCACGAGGCCGTGCGGTCGCATAACGTGACTCTGGTAAACAAGTTCAAGCAGGCGGGGCACCCAGAGTTGATCCCGATCCTCGACGCATAAGGAGGCCAAGATGGCAATTACCCAAGCAATGACCACGTCGTTTAAGGCCGAGCTTATGCTGGCCGTGCATGATTTTCGTGTCACTAGCGGCGATACTTTTAAGCTGGCGCTGTACACCTCGTCAGCATCGCTGGATGCGAACACCACGGCGTATGTCACGGCGAACGAAGTTGTAGGTGCAGGCTATACCGCTGGTGGGGGTACGCTCTCCAAGCTGGGCGGCGCTGTGACGTCGGGAACTACAGGATTTACGGACTTCTCTGACCTTACGTTTGCTAACGCGACGATTACGGCACGAGGCGCGCTTATCTATAATACTACGCCTTCGGCGCTTTCGAACGCTGGCGCTACGCTAACTAACCCTGCTGTAGCCGTGCTAGACTTTGGTTCGGACAAAACATCAACGGATGGCGATTTTACGGTTATCTTCCCCGCCGCCACTGCTGCCACTGCTATTATCCGTATATCGTAGGGAATCGGTATGCCGCTTATCCTTGCTGACCGCGTAAAAGATACGACTACTACAGTCGGAACGGGCACAGTTACCCTTAGTGGTACCGCTCCTTCCGGCTTTCAGTCGTTTGCTGTTATCGGTAACGCCAACACCACATACTACGCTTTAACCAGTGGTAGCGCGTGGGAAGTAGGTATCGGCACCTATACAGCAACGGGCACTACGTTTTCTCGAGATACAGTGCTGTCTTCAAGCGCAGCGAATGCCAAGATAGCGCTTAGCGGCACTTCAGACATATTCGTCACTTACCCTTCGGGTAAGGCGGTTCTAGACGGTTTTGGCACGCTACCTATCGCCAACGGCGGCACAGGCGCAGTGACCGCTGCTGCTGCTCTGACTGCTCTTGGCGCTTACCCAGCGTCAAACCCCAGCGGCTATACCGCCAACACGGGCACCGTCACAAACGTCACGGGCACAGGCACAGTCAGCGGCCTTAGCCTTACAGGCAGCGTCACTACCGCTGGCAGTCTGACCCTTGGCGGCACGCTCGCTTTGACCAGCGGTAACGTCACAACGGCCCTTGGGTTTACGCCCTACAACGCCACCAACCCAAGCGGCTACACCGCCAACACGGGCACAGCGACGAGCGTGTCCGGCACAGGCACAGTCAACGGGATCAGCCTTACAGGCACAGTTACCACCGCTGGCAGTCTGACCCTCGGTGGCACTCTGTCTGGCGTGTCGCTCACCACGCAGGTCACAGGCACACTACCCATCGCCAACGGCGGCACCGGCGCGGTGACGGCGGCTGCTGCTCTGACTGCTCTTGGTGCATACCCAGCGGCAAACCCAAGCGGCTACACCGCCAATGTGGGCACAGCGACGAGCGTGTCTGGCACAGGCACAGTCAACGGGATCAGCCTTACGGGCACAGTTACCACCGCTGGCAACCTTACCCTCGGCGGCACTCTGTCGGGTGTGTCGCTCACTACGCAGGTAACAGGCACACTGCCCGTCGCCAACGGCGGCACGGGTGCAACGACGCTGACGGGCTACACCAGAGGCAACGGGACCGGAGCGTTCACGGCGTCNGCGTCTATCCCCAACACGGACATCAGCGGCCTTGGCACCATGTCAACGCAGGCTGCAAGCAACGTCGCTATCACGGGCGGCGCGATTAACGGCACCACGATAGGTGCTACGACAGCTTCGACTGGGAGGTTTAGCACGGTCACAGCCACATCGAACGTGACGTCGGTGACTTTCACCACGCCGAACGAGCTAAACCTAATCGCCCCCGGTACTAATTTCATAAGAATGTGGACCGAGGGCCTCCAGCGGCTGGTGGTTGACCCTTTTGGCAACGTCGTAGCCAGCGTCAATATGCGCGCGCCTATCTTCCAAGACAGCGACAACACCGCCTTCTTCCTAGACCCCGCCAGCACAGGGACGTCGCTCAATGTGGCGGGTAGCGTCACCGCTGCGGGTCGCGTCGGTATCGGCACGACTACCCCCAATGTGCCACTCGACGTGCGGGGTGATGTTCACACCGGCGCTCAGATCGTAACCGGAACAGGCGTTTCGACCGGAGGCGTAGCAATCGAGCATGGCGCGAACCGAAGCGCGGATGGGTTGGCGCTTTTCGATTTCCACACTCAAGCTGGGCAAGACTTCAACGCTCGCCTGCTGCGGACCTCGGGCGTGAACGGTAACTTTGATATAATTAACGCAGGGACCGGCTCGGTCACAGTAACAACGTCGGGCACCGAGCGACTGCGGGTCACCAACGGCGGGAATTTGCTTGTTGGAACTACCACCACTT